AAAACGAGTAAATTTTTCTCTAATCGAAAGCATGCTTGATAACTCACTAGATCAATTTCTGACAATTACCGCACCTGTAGTCGATGATGTGATTGACGGACTTTTGGCAAAAGTAGAAAGATGGCACGGAAACCCTAACCAAATCGACCGGGTAATGGTTGCCGAGTCAACGCAATTGGCAAGGATACTCAAGAAAGAATTGAAGGCTATCTATACCAAAGGCGAGCAATTAGCGGCTGCGGAATTGTCGCCTAAAAAGTATGCAAAAGGTCCGCTAGTAGATAAGTCTTTTTTAGATGTCCTGAATGGTGAGGTAGATCAATTTGCTATTGATTGGTCGGACAAAATTAGCCAAAGGGCGAGACTAACCATGGTCGAATCAATCAAGGATGGCCTATCGCTCAAGCAAACGGTAGACAGAATCAAGGAAGAGATACCAGGATTAAGTAAAACATCTATTGAGCGATTTGCTAGAACAAAATTCACGGAAGCCATGAACAAGGGACGGGTAAACTACTTTGAAAAATCGGGTGTAGTTGCTGCCTATCAATATTCGGCAATACTTGACGATAGAACAACGCCGATTTGTGCCGGTTTGCATGGCAAAATATTTGCTGCAGGTAGACAGCCAATTCCGCCGATGCATTTCAATTGCCGATCCATGCTTATTCCAATTACCAAGTATGATCAATGGGAAGAGGATAAGACGATAGACGGTATTGATATCGATGCTTTTATTGATGAATTAAAAGGTCAAGGATTTCCTAAGCAGTGAAATTTATTATATGATTAAATTGCCATAGCTAGATGCGTGAATGTGTGATCGCTCGATTTTTTCGGGCGATTGCTTTATGGAGAATATATGACTATCACAAATACACTCGGAGCAAAATTTGTAGGCCAGTTCATGGATATGGAATTGGCATTTGCAAGCGGATCTATCGGTCCGACATTTACTTGCCATCACCTTTTTGGAGAAAATCCGGCTGCTGGAACATCCTGGCAAGATGTTTGGATAACTGGCGGCGTTTATTCCTGGCCACAAACGGCTGGCGCAGTGTCGATTGTTTCGGCGTCAACTAATGACACGGCGACCGGAATTGGTGCGAGAACTGTAGTAGTAGAAGGATTGGACGCGAATTTTAGAAATATATCAGAAACGATAACCGTTACAGGTCAATTAACGGCTACGGGAGCAAGATTGTTTAGACGGGTGAATAAGATTTATGTGGAACACATTGGTACTTATGATGGAAGCACGGTAGCAAGTCATGGTGCTATTACCGCGACGCATTTAGGGACGGCTACGGCAAAAATTGAGGTATCTGTGGTGTCTTTCGGACGGACGGAACTGGCTAGATATACTGTTCCGGCTGGACATACTGCCTATGTCAATGAGGTGGACATAAATGTCGATTCAACAAAATTTGGATCGGTGATCATGTTTGCAAGAGAGAATGCTGATGTTACTACCGCACCATTTACGGCTAAACAAGCTATAGAAATATGGGAAGGATTGAGCGGACCTTATAGCCATTCCTTCAATGCTCCTCAAAGGTTTCCTGCTAAGACTGATATATGGTTTGTGTGTAAAGCAGCGCAGGCGGCTACTCCCATGAACGTATCTTTTGATATATTTCTAACGCCAGAATAAGGGTTTATTTATGCCAGAAATAAAAAATGTGGAAATAATGAGTGTGGGGACGTGGAATGGTACGCCAATCACAGAAGCACTACTGCAGGAATGCTGCGAAGCCTTCGAAAAAACTAAAGGCTATGCTAAGCCTATTTTGAAGCTAGGCCATAATGATGAGCAGGTGCTTTTAGCCAAGGATGGCTTGCCGGCTGCTGGTGCAGTGTCGGCTATGTATATCAAAGGCAAAAAGCTATTGGCCGATTTTGTCGATGTCCCAGCCAAGATTTATGATCTAATCCAAAAAAAAGCGTATCGAAAAGTCAGTGTAGAGTTATACAAAGGATTGACGTTAGAAGGCCAGCAATTTCCGGCGTGGATTGGTGCGGTAGCCTTGCTCGGCGCGGATTTGCCGGCAATGACTTCTTTAAATGACATTCTCCAAATGTATTCATTGGCTGATAGCAATTCATTCCGCGCGGCTGATTTTTTGCCTTTTCAATCGAATGCCGATACAATTAAGGCAGTTATAGAATTTTCCAATGGGGACAAAACAATGCAAGAAATCGATAACAGCGATTTGCAAAAAACTGTTGAGGATCAGCAAAAGTTGATTGATCAACTTAGCGGACAAGCTGAAGAATTCAAGAAAGCGGCTGAGGATTTGGCTACTTTCAAAAAAGAATCAGAAGCCAAAATTGCTCAATTGTTGGCTGATGCGCGGAAAAACCAAGCGGAATTATTTTCGTTAGATTTGGAAAAGCGCGGATTGCTTACGCCATCTCTGAAGAAAATGGTTGAGCCATTTTTGGCGCATGCTGCAGCAAGCCCGGCCAAGTTTAGTGTAGATGCAAAGGAAATTGATCAAGCGGAATGGCTTGGTAATTTGTTGCAATTGGCTAAAGAATGCTACGCGATCAATCAAGATCAGCTAACGCAAAATGCGCAGCCAATTGAAACGACCGGCGAAGCAGGGCTGCAAAAGAAGATTGAAGAAATCATGGTTGCCGAGAAATGCAGCTACTCAGCGGCATATCGAAAAGCCATTAAAGAACAACAATAAATAGGGAAAGGTAACAAGCTATGTCAGCACCTTTAGTGATAAGCGCGAAAGTTTTAAGCACATTATCTGCTCAGAGAATCGTAGCGGCGGCGGCGTCAGCTAATACTGTAGTGTATCCTACGGCTGCAGCACATTTGCCGATTGGCGTTACTCTTGACACTGTGAAGGATACCACTAACGCTATCCCGGTACAGGTCAATGGTGCGGCGTATGCCTATTTCAATGACACAGTGGCGGCTGGTGCGTTAGTCGGATCTGATACAAATGGCCGAGCTATTCCGTTTACCTTGGCTGCTACTTCAACCGCTATTTCTGCGCCAGCGGCTTACGCCGGCGTATTATGGGGAGCGGCTGTAGGTGCTACCGGCGCGATTGCTCAAATTTTAATTTACCCTGGCTTTGACCGCAAGGGCGCATAATAACTAATATTTTGAAAGGATTAAGATATGCCTTTTCGTAATCAATTACACGTCGATCAGCTACTTAGTAACGTATCGGTTAAGTATCGCAATAGCGAATTGATCGCTATGCAGGTCTTCCCTGAAGTGTCTGTAAAAAAGGATAGCGACCTTTTCCGAGTTTATGACCGTGATTTTAGAATTCCTGAAACCGCGCGAGCTAATAAAGGTGTCGCTAATCAGCATTTTTGGGAAGTTTCTAGCAGCACATACGTGCTTGAAGATCATGCGTTAAAGGATTATGTGTCTGATGATGACGCAGACAACTATGATATGGCTGACCTCCGAGCGGATACCACGGAAGAGTTGACTGACAAAATCTTGCTTCGCCTTGAAAAGTCAGTAGCTGATCTTTTCACGACCACAAACTGGTCGCTCAACGTTTCGCTTGCGGCGGCTAACGATTGGGCGGCGGCTAATACTACTGTAAGCGATCCTGTTCCGTACTTTGACACAGGAACGACTACGATTTTGCGAAACGGCGGCATGAAGCCAAACTTTGCAATCATGCCTCGGAATGCTTTTGTTGGCGCAAAAAATCATATTTCCGTACTTGATCGCGTCAAGTATACCTCCGGCGAAGTGACCAAAAATATTATCGCCGGCTTGCTTGATGTTCAGGAATTGCTAGTTCCTGCGGGTGCTTACGACACCGCACCTAAAGGCCTTGGACCCTCCATCACTTCGATCTGGGGAGATGTAGCGTTTATCGGTTACAAGCCGGATGCGCCAGGTCCGAAACGACCTTCTGCCGGATATGTATTCCGCAAAAATGTCCCGATGGTTCGCCGATGGATGGACGATGAGCGAAACGCCGAGGCTATCGAAGTCAGAATGAAGTACCAGGCAAGAGTTGTTGCCTCTTTGTGCGGTTTCCTGATAAAAGATGTAGGATAACATCTTTTTAAGGACAATTAAAAATGGGGCGACCTAGAAAATCGTTTCTTACCGATGAGCTTGGGGAGGTAACTCCTCAGGCTCATCATGCTGCTACTCTTGTTCAACGCG